CTGCTCTTTGCCCTTTTGTCATTCTTCTTGCTTTTGCAATGGGCACGCATTTTGGATAATTTTTTCTTTTTTCTCCACCACTTCTTCCACACTTCGGGTATGAGCCATCTTTTCGCCTGTTCGCAATATCGACCCAATTTTCCTTTACCCATGCTCTTAAGCCTTTCTCAGCCATTACACTTCAACCATAGTAGTCATATCAATAAGACCACCGTCAGCTGCTTTTTTACGTTTTTTCTTTTTGCCACCTGGTGTAACTTTACCAGAGCAAACAGCTGATGCATACATATTAGCATAGGCGCTAGGGTACACCTTAAATTTACGCTTTGCTGCGGCCTTACCTCTTGGACATAGTTTTGCCATTATGAATTTGCTCCTCTAGCTTTTTTATTCATACCTCTTTTACAAATACCACCGCCTTTTAACTTTACCCTTCCACCAGATTTAAATTCACTTCCAGTGTCAGATCCTTTAGCGCTTCTTTGTTTTTTTCTATAAGATTTCATACCCGGACGATTTTTTAAAAAATATTCAAAATCCTCCATTGCATTATCAAATCTCTTATCAAAAAGTTCGTCCATTTCCTCTATAGTTGACGGTTTAACTCCTTTGTCAAAAAGTTTTTCTTTTTTATCATCAATCATATCGTAAATTTCAGATTTACTTTTTCCACCTTTTAATGCAGCTAAAATTGCATTTTGACTTATTCCATATGATGTTGCCATATTAAACCTTCTTAGCTAATTTTTTATCTATTTTTACTTGAACTTTTTCTGGCAATTTAGAAAAACCTTTTAGTTTATTTGGAACTTTACCATTTCCATTTGAACCTTCTTTATACATTTTTCTTTTCGCCATTCCACCACCCATCATTTTTTTTCTGGGTCTTACGCCGTAATCATTTCTCATTTTTTTCCTCCGTTACGAAATATTTGTGTTCCCTTTATACCATAAATGCTCGCCACGACAAGGATCCACAGATTTGTAAACCATGACGGCAGTGACGAGAAATATTCGAAGAACAATTTTACCTTGTCCATCGCAGTCGGATCGTCACTTACGACTGCCCAAGCGAGCACCACTATGGGCGCCGAGAGAATCAATAAAACGGCCTCGTCCTTCCAATCCGATTGACGGGCCTCGAGAAGTTTACCTTGGTAAGCCTCCTGTCCTTGAGCCATTTTTTGTGCATGCATATGCTGTGCATCCGCCATCGCCATCTTCGTCTCCTGACGTTTTTTAAAGATGTGGGTGCCAGCTTGCAAAGCAATCTTTGCCAGACCAAACCAAGCCATGTGTTAATACCACTTAGCTGTTTTGTTTTTATCTCTTAACATCCTTTTGGTGCCTCTCACCTCAACAGCATCGCCTGTCGCAATGTAATTGAAGGCTTTATCAGCTGTGTTTTTAGATCTAGGATCTATCTCCACGTTCTGATCAGGCACGTTTACGTCTACACTCTTTGCGTAGCCGTCTTTATTGACGAAAGTTTTGTCTTCCTTCATCTTTTCCTCCTATTTTTATTTATTCCAGCCTCAGATAAAGCAATCGCAATAGCTTGTTTTCTATTTTTTACTTTTTTCTTTGACTTACCAATGTTGAGTTTACCTTTTTTAAACTCTCTCATCACCTTTTTAACCTTTTTTTCGCCTTTTGTCATTATTTCTAATTTTCTGTTCTGATAATATCCACTTTTGGCATCATCTGATCCGCGTTTGGTAATGTTTTACTCAAAATTGTTTTTTCTATGGACGTGTTAGCCCTTAATTTTGCCAATTCCTCGTTCTGATCTAGTTTTTCATCGGTATTTTGCTGATTCATCATCGCTCTCATCTTGTCAAGGTCGAATCTTCTATCCGATTCGTCTTTTTTTCTGGCATTTTCTGATGATCTTATGTCTAATTCCCTAGCTCGTAGTTTTGCCAGAGGATCATTTCCATAATCACCTAATATCTTCTTCTCTTCTCGCATGAATTCCTCCATCATCTCTGCTATCAGGATGGCTTTTCTAGCCTCGATGGTCATATTCAAATCCATAACCTGTTGTTGGGCTATCTGATCACGCATCATCTGAGGATTCTGCTGCATCTGTTGCAATTGCATTATCTCGTTTTGGAATTCTATCTCTACCTGTTCCAATGCCATCAAAGATATGTGTTCGAAAATATTTTTCTGTAGACTCGCCATCACCGCGGGATTGTTTCTAGCCATATTCGTTGCCATAAAATTAAGGTGAGCTGTTATGTGAGCCTGATGATCCTGTCCCTTGAAAGCCTGGAACGGTTGACCACCTAGAGCCTGTATGTGTTCCACAGCTGGATCCATGGGCATGGGTCTTTGTGGTGCTTTTAGGATGTTATCTATATTTTTAACACCCAAAGCCTCGTACATATTTCTATACGCCTGATACATATTATGCATCTGTGGATTGGAGGTTGCCAGTTGCAGTTCCGTTTGGGCAATAGATATCCTTTGGGACTGGGAAAAAATATTTGGATCTGCAACTGGGATGATGTCGATCTTGTCATCGAAGTCTTGTTGTTTGATCATTCTCTGACCACCCACGACATCGTACGGGTATTCTTGTGGTAGGTATAATTTAAACACTCTTGCCATCAACCTAAATTCATTTTTAAGTGCAGCATAAATTCTTTTGTGGATCGCTGACATAGTTCTCGATCCACGTTCCAACAGCGCAACTGTCGTGCCCACGGCCGCTTGTTGATTACCCTCTCCTACTTGAAGATCTGCTATTGACGCGAAACGCTGTCCTGCAGAAACCACGACACCCATAAGCTGTAACAGAGTTGCAGATGGTTCCTTGAAAGGTAACGTCATGAAAGAGTCACGTATGTTACCACCTGGTGCATCCACATCTCTAAATTCTCCTGGTTGTATAGACTGAGCATCGTCTCTGATTCTGATACCACGCATTTTAAATCCTGCAGGTAGATTGGATAATGTTCCTGCATCGAGCAAAGATCTAAGAGCCGATGTTGCTGTTCTAGATAATCCACCTATCATGTGGATCAAACCAAATCCGTAAAAACCTAAACCAGGTAAAAATTTAAAATGAACAAAGTATGGAATCTTTTGTTTCTTAGGATCTCCAACCTCATAGTTTCTTCTTATAGATAAAATCTCTCTTGTTCCCTCCTCTATGGTAACGATGTAAGGAAGTTTGATTCCCGTCTCAGCGCCATCAGGTCCACGATCCTCGAACCCCTCTAGATCTAGATTGACATGAAATTCGAGAAGGGTGTACATATCTTCATTAAAGGTTCTCTTTGTTCCCTCCAACATTCTCTCTTTCTTCTCGACATCACTCTCCTGTGCGTATGGTTTTGGTAATTCTATATCCCTGTAAAAACCTGCCACCTGTTGTTTCCTAAGATCGTTCTCAGAGATCTTAAGACGATGGATCACGGCCTCCGCATCCTCTATGCTTGTAGCATTGTATGGAACTATCAGATCATCTGCGGGCACGAATTTAGAAACGGTTCTGCCTAAGATATCGTCATAGTAAACTTTCTTAAATGCAGAACCGCTAAGAGGGAGATAAAAAAGCATCTGATCAAACTCTGGTTCATACTCTTTCATCACATCCATGAGTTGATAGTTCATGAATTCTTTAACTCTGTTTGCTTGGTCATTCTTTTGTGGAGTCGGGGCTCCGACTGTTCTTGTTCTTACAGGTCCGTCTGCAGGTAACAATTCTTTAAATGCCAACGCTTGAAATTGTGTTACTGCCTCAGCAAGCACAGGGTGTGTGGCACCACTCGCTCCCTGAAAAGGTTCTGTTCTATTCTCGTATTTGAATCCTAGGAGATCTAGTCCTTTGGAATAACTATTCTCCCAATCTTTTCTAGATGATTTATACTCCTGATAATTTTGTGATAATTCTGAACCAAGAGGATTTAATGTTTCCTCTGGTAATAACTCTGCTAGGTTGTCGAAATGACTGCTACCCTGTTCTTGGCTAAATGCTCCAGGTTCAAAATTAATCTCAACGCCACCATCCTCTAACTCTGTGATCTCTGTATCACCCGCATCCGGTAGCTGCTCTTGAATCTCTATCTGCTCTTCGATTTTTTCCTCTGCCCCAGGTAATTCAACCTTTTTGTTTGGCAGGCTTTTGTCTATTGCCATGTTTTTTCTCCAATCTTACCTCTTTAACAGTATTGTAATCAATATTCAAGCCCTGTGATTGTGGACCTGATTCTGGTGGTATGGTGGTTGTTAGTTTTTTTGGTTTCTTTGTTTTGTCTTCGTAAGTCAATTTAAGTCCTTTTTCTTTTAATTCTCTTAGTCTTTTTGGTGTCCAATAAAACATTTTATTCCTTTCTGTAAAAAATCATTCTAACATAAAATCCTACAAAAGTCAAATCACCAATAATAAGAATATTTCTTCCTCGGTTGTGGCTCATCCTGATAGTCCTCTGGATGAGTGATTAATCCACCATCTCTAAATCTCATGATGGCTTGTGTGGTGGAGTCAACCAAATCATCATGTTCGCCGTAAGGAAACGCAGCGCACTCCTCTATCACCTCCTGTGCAAATTCTCTCTCTTTAGGAGCATATATTCTCCCAGATTCAAATAACGGTGCAACCGAGTTTACTCTAGCGTGTTTATCATTACCACGACTGGGTGTAAAGTCTGCAACAGGAATCCCCATTCTTCTTAATTCGAATATCAGGGGCAGACCTGCCGCCTTTGCCTCTATCAAAACCGTCTCAGGATTCCAATATTTATATTGCTCATAGGCTAATCTTTTTAGTTCTGGAAATTCATATCTACCTTTTATCGCATCGATTAGGATTATAGATTGTGGTGAGTCCTCATCTTTTCTAAACACACCCCAAGTTGTTATCGCAGAATAATCCGCTGTCTGTTTTCTGAGAAACGCTGTATCATAACTCTGTATGACATGTTCCAACACAGGCATCTCCTCGCTCTCCCAATCCTGCCACCACTCTCTTTTGATCAAAGCTCCCTCGTCCGAGGTAGGGTTTTGCATGTACTGTGCATTCCATTTATTCACCCCCGCAGATGCTTTGACAGCCTCAAGATCCTCCAGCTTCCAATACTCAGGCCACACAGGTTTACCCGAGGGCATGATCGCAGGAAATTCTACTATCTCCCATTGATCTGCTTTCTCTTCTTTTTGTGCACTGAGTAACATCTCTGTCAGATCTTTTTTTGACCATCTCGTCATGACCAGAATAATCCTTCCACCTGGTTGCAAACGTTGACGTGGACCCGAAGTATACCACTCGTAGGTCTTCTCAAATGCATTGGGTGAGTTTACATCCTGCTCTGAGTGTGGATCGTCAATGATGAGTAGATCAGCACCTCTACCGGTTACCGCACCTTGGACACCTACCGCAAAGTATTCTCCCTTTTGTTCCGTGTTCCATCGTCCTGCTGCCTTTGAGTCCTCTTGAAGTCTCGTTGCAAAAAGATCTTGGTATTCTTTCGAGTCTATCAGATTTTTTGCCTTACGACCAAAGTTTACCGCAAGCTCTGCCGTGTGAGTCGCCTGAATAATCTTTAAACTAGGATAACGGCCAATCATCCACGCAGGTAAAAAATAAGATGCAAACTCAGACTTTGTATGTCTTGGTGGCATATTGATTATAAGACGAGTGCACTCGCCCCGTGCAACACGGTTAAATTTTTCAGATATCACTTTGTGATGCTGACCCTCAATAAATTGTGGCCACATTCTTTTGACAAAGGTTAAAAAATCATTTCTTGCAGCTTCTGCTTTTTGATTTTCATATCCTTGTAAGATATCTGCTTTTAATCTTTCTCTAGCCTGAACATCAGGTATTTTATTTATCTGGTCTATTGTTAGCTTCATATGGAACCAAAAAGTATTTTATAGGATAAATTATGTAAATCAAGCTATATAGGGGTATATGTTAGGATCCCTATCGCAAAAAAGGGGATCGATAAAAATAAAAAGTTCAAATTTTCAAAAC